ACCTCGCGCAGTTGCCGCGCGCAGGCGTAGTAGACGTTGGCCTGCGCGCGCAGCAGGCGACGTTCGATCGCGCTGTAGTCGGCGTCCTTGCGATCGGCGCCACGCATGCGATCGGATGCCTCGCGCTCCCATTGCGCGATGACGGCGTCCAGGCGGTCGTGGCGATTACTGGCCATCGGTGGCTCCGAGCGCGGCCGCGCGACGGCGGTCGGCGTTGCAGGCATCGAGCGCGGACTGCCACGCCGGAATCGTTGCCAGCGCATCGAGCACGCACACGGCGGCGCGGCCGTTCGCATCGCGGCAGTCGAGCAGCGGCGCGGGCGGCGCTGGAATCGGCGCGGTGAGCGCGGCGGGCAGCGGTCGGTATGCGGGCACCGGCACTTCCACCACCTCAGTGCGGATCAGCGTGTGCGGCGCGCGGCGGAAAATCCCACAGCTCGCCAGCAACGCTGGCGCACACAGCAAGATCGACCAGCGCAGTGCAGTCGGAATCGTCATGGGCGTTCTTTCGGAGGGTGAGTACGCGCGCCGTTGCAAGGTTGCTCAGGCGCTGGATTTCGTCGTCGCGCAGATCGAGTTCGCGCTCGGCGTCGGCGAGCGCCTGCCGATGGCGCTGGTCCAGATCGGCGAGCCGCGCGCGGATGGACGCGAGCGCGGCCTGTTCCGATGCGAGCGTGTCGGCGCATGCGGTGCGCGCGGCGTCGGCCGCCGCGATGTCCGCGCGGTTGCGGTCGCCGCGAAACAGGTAGCCGCCGATCGCGGCGGCGAGCACAGCCAGCAGCAGGATCGTCTCTTTCACGATGCGCACACCTGCGGGCCGGGCCAGCCGGCAGCGACGTACAGCGGCTGCAACACCAGCAGGATGCGGCGCACGTAGTCGCGGTTCTGGCGGATGTTGGCCGCCGCCCGTCGGGGATCGGCGGCCCACTCGACATGACCGAACCAGCGAGCCGGATCGGCCCCGGTAGCCGATGCTCGGTTGCGGTCACGGTTCACCCAGCCGAGGCCGCCGTTGTAGGCGGACAAGGCGAACGACCAGCGATCGCACTCGCTGGCACCGGTCACGCTGTCGTAGAGAAAGCGGTCGTACACCGCCGCACCGCGAATCGCCTGCGCCGGATCCCACGGATCGAACTGGCCGAGCTGCTCGGGGAACTGCGTCGCGATCCACTCGGCCGTCTTCGGCATGAACTGCGCCATGCCCATCGCGCCCACGCGGCTGCGCGCCTTCGGCCGCCACGTCGATTCCTGGTGCAACTGCGCGGCGAGCAGCGCGCTCGATCCTTCGACGCCCCAGTAGTCGGAAACGGCCTGCTCGACCATGCGGCGATACATCGCCGCCGAATCGGGCACGCGTGGCTCTGCGGCGGCATGCGTCGCAAGCAGCAGCGGAACGAGGATCAACAGCCGCGTCACGGCATCAGCCCCGCGGCGACGAGCGCGGCGGCTATCAGCGTGCCGCGCCGCGTCTGCGCCATCGCGCGCTCGATGCCATCCAGCGCGGAGGGGCGCGCGTCGGGGAACGCGGCGCGATCGAAGCCGAAGCCGAGCACCGCCGCCATCGACAGCTTGCTGACCAGCCAGCCGTACACGCCGAGCTTGGCCGGGTTCACGATCGCCACCAGCGCCAGCAGCACCAGGCTTACCGCCAGCCACAACCACATCGCGCCCAGGCTCGACCATGCGCCGGCCCATTGAGCATAGAGCTGTTTCAGATCCATCGCGCGCTCCGCAGAAAGGGATCGCGCGCCGGCCGGCACAGGGAGGAAACCGACCGGCGCGTGAGGAACGCGGCCGATGTCGGGAAGGGAGAGACTTCAGCCGCGCGCGGTCAGTTTCACGCGCGCGCGCAGAGGGGCGGATGCGAAGGCGTTCGCTTTGCGGCTGACCGTGGAGGGCGTGCGCGCACCATACTGCGGAGCATCACGCGGATGCGGGAAAGAAAGGGAACATCCATGTCGAACAGCAACGTTGCAAAGGGCCGAGAGTACGAGGACCAAGTATCTCGGATCATCGACAATCTCTACGCGGGCCTTGCCGACACCGTGACGATTCTTCGTGGCAAGAAGGCACGCAAAGCCGCCTCCGGAGAATCCGGCTATGAACACCAGATCGATGTCCTGATTCTGGAGGGAGACGCCATGTTCGCGGTTGAGTGCAAGCGTTGGAGAAAAAAGGTTGGCGTGGGAGCCGTGTTGACGCACGCAGCACGCTGTGAAGATATCCGGGCCGCGAACGCAGGCAAGCAAGTCAGTGGCGTGATCGCAACCACCAAACACGTTACTCCGGATGGCTTGCGTTTGGCGAAGCACTTCGGGATCGCGGTCGAGGTCGTCAAATCGGAAGAGAACTTCACGATCCGCATTGGCAAGCACGTAAAAGGAATGGTGTCTGACAAGCTACGCGTCACCGAAGAGTGGAGATTCGGCCTCACGAAATCGGAAGCTGCATCTGCACGCGCGCGCGATGCAGCAGCGTCTGGCGGCGAACGATCATCTGGATCGCACGATGCGTGAGGCCATGCCGGCGCGCGAGTGCATCGGTGTTGCCTCGCCTGCTGGCGCGGTAGATCGCATCGTGCAGCAGTGCGGTTTCCAGCGCGCGGCCGGTCGGCAGGTAGAACGATCGGCCGCCGATGTACCGCGCCTGCGCGATGGCGAGCGCGCGGGCCGTTTCCTCGGCGGCTTCCGGTTGCATGCCGCGCCGTTCGAGCGTGGCGGTCATCACGTCCATGAGGTCGGCGAGCGTCTTCGGCCACGCGACGCCTTCGAACTTCTCGGCCGCGAGCTGCGCGGCCATGTCCGCCGCCGACTCGGCTTGCAGCTCGAAGGGCTCGTCGTCGCGCTCGATCACGACGACGCCCCGAACCGCTCGCGCGCCGCCGCGACGCGCGCATCGTGCGCGGCCTTGTCGATCGTGCCGATGCGCAACTGGTCGCGCAGGAAGGCAAGCTCCGCCTGAAGCGGACTCTCCCGCGCGACGTTGGCTGACGGGCCGGCGCGGTGTTTTCCTACACGCAGGTCCGCCTCTTTCGTACGCTCCGCCGCGGCGTCTTCGGAATCGGCGATGCCGTACACGACGGCGCGCAGGTAATGGTGATTCGCCAGCGGCAGCGAGAGCTTGCCGGGCGCGGCGAGCATCTGCTCGATGCCTGCCGCCCACATCGCCGGCGACGCTGGCCTACGGATGCCGCCGCGCTCGTCACGGCAGACGGTGCCGGTGCGGACCAGCGAGAGCAGATCGTCCACGATGCGGATCGCACGCGCCGTTCGAAGGCCCGTTTTCGCGGGCTTGAACAGGCGCAGATAGCCGATCACCGCGCGCCCGAGCACCGGCTCCATGCCCGCGAACAGCGCGGCCAGCCGCTTGCCGTCGTCGTCGGCGAAGCCGGCGTCGATGGGGTAGCTCTCGCAGCAGTTCGGGCAGGTGATGCGCATGGTCATGCGCCACCCCTCAATCGCTGGATACCGCTCGCCTTCTCGCGCGCGATGGCATAGACGCGGCTCAGGCTGATAAGCCAGTCATTGGCGACGTCGATCGCACGTTCGCCGCGACGCAACTGGTCCAGTAGCTGCTCGACCTGTTCGGGCGTCAACGCATCGCATCCGGTGCGAACACGAGCGGCGCGCCACAAGCGCGCATTCGGTTGAGACCATGACGCGACCTGCGCCCTTCGAATGCCTTCCGATCGGGCCTTGCGGACGGCTGGATCGGCCCACGTGGCGCATCGCTTCGCGCGAGTTTCGGGCTTTGCATCCCACGCGCGCACGCCGGCACTGATGCGCGCGCGCACATCATCCCGCTGCATTGCTCGCCGAATGGCTTCGATGCGGAGCTGGTGACTCGGATGATCCGCGTTCATTAATCCATCCCTCCGAGTTCTTCCGGCTCGTGGCGCTTGCGCTCCCACGTCGTGCCGGCCTTGAACGTGGCTTTCATCAATTCGTGGACGGTGCCCTGCACGTTGGCCGGCAGCTCGCACACCCGGTCGATGAAGCGCTCGCGCCACAGGCGTTGCCATGCCGCCTTGCGCTCGGCGATTTCTTCGGGATGAAGCCGGCGCAGGCTCACCGACGCGCCTCCAGCACATCCATGCGGCCGGCGCGGTACAGCGCCAGCAGCAGATCGGTCGGCTCGTACGCAGCGTCTTCACCGTCGTCTCTTCGGCCTTGTATGGCGATGAGCCCCGCTTCCTCCAGTTCGAACTGCTCAGAGACCGTGAAGTCATAGCTGTTCACGCCGCGCACCAGGTCGTGCGCGAGGCGGATCGCCTGCGCGCTGAGCGGGCGCAGCGCGAGGTCGTTCTGCAGCTGGATCAGCGCAACGTGGTCGATGCTCATTGCAGTGTCCTCGTCGGCATGGGCGTGAGCGTGTAGCCGCAGCCGTTGGCGAGCGTTTCGAGCTTGGACAGATCCACGCCCATGTCGGTCTTCACGGTCTGGCCGAATACGTGAATCCGCACCTCGGTCAGCGGTTCGGGCGCGGCCGCAGTAGCGCGACGCCGGACGTAGCCGCGCGCGGACCAGCCGATCAGCGCACCGATCGCGAACAGCCACGCGGCGTAGAGGATCGACGCGGTAATGCTCGGCGGCATCATGGCTGTGCCTCCAGCTTCCGCAGCCGCCGTTTCGCCGCAAGGCGCACGGTCGCCTGCACGCTGAAGTCGGACAGCGCGAGGATCGCGCGCAGCGTCTCCGCGTCGGCCTGGCGCACGATGCGCATGCGGTCGTCCACGGTGAGGTAGCGCGTTTCGATCGGGCCGCGCGGCGTGTCGTAGGTCGGGCCGGCGAACGGGTCGCGCTTCATCACTTCGTGCCCTCCAGCGCATGCAGCTTCCGCCGGCGCGCATCGAGCGCGGCGATGATGCCGCGCAGCTGGTCCGCGCGGCGCACCCACGCGACGAACGCGATGCCGTACATGCGCTGCGCGATGGAATCCGCGTACGCCCAGGGCGCGTGGATTTCGGCGAGCAGTGCTTCGATCTTGCGCAGCATCGGCTCGACGTTGACGTTGCGCGGCCGGCCCTTGCGCGGCGCCGGCGCGGCGCCGAGGCGGCGCAGCTCGGCGATGACCTTCGCGCGCGCGCTGTCGGCGAGGTCGGCCGCGCTGCGCACGCCGGCGACGCGCATCAGCATCGCCTCGTACGTGGGGCGGTCCATGCCGAGCTTCTTCGCCGAGGCGTGGATCGCGGCGAGGTCGCGCGTGCGGCGGGAGGGTTTCGGGCGGGCGGCGGCCATCTTGGGCGCGTTCATGCCGCGTCCTCGCCTTCGTTGCAGGCCATGCGCCACAGCTCTGCCAGCTCGCCGCCAACAATGAATGCCTCATGGGTATCGAACACGGCATTGGCGAGGTCGAACTCGAGCGATGCATCCTCATCGCCGAGAGCGTCGGCGACGTCCTCCAGTACATCAAGCGCACCGCGTAGCGCTCGGAGCGCATCCAACAGTTCCGGATGCCGACAGTGGATCATGCCACTTCCTCCAGCTCGGTCGCGAACGGCACCACCACGAAATCCTCGCCCTGCGTGATGCTGATGCCCTTCACGTCCTGCACGGCGTCGGGGTCGGCGAGGATGGCGTTCTTGTCGATTTCTTCCTTGGTGCGGATGAAGCGCTGCAAACCGAGGCGCTTGAGCGCATCGATCACCGCCGCCGCGGTGCGCACGACGACGGAAGGCGGGCGAGTGCGCCAGCGGATCTCGCCATTGCCGAGCTTCACGGTCTTGGCGCCGTTGCGCAGCAGCTCGCCGCGATTCGCTTCTGCCCAAACCTGCACGCCGGCGTGCAGTTCCTTGATCGCGTCGTTGATGGGCGCGGCCTCGGCTTCGAACTCGGCTTTGACGGCGGCCAAACGCGCGTTCATCGCGGTTTGAATGGCCTCGCGCTGGCGCTGCAGGTCGCCGATCTGGCGGATGGTTTCGTCGGCCTCGTCGCGGTTCTGCGCGACGAACGCCGCGGCGGCGGTCTTGATGCGGGCTGACTTCTTGGCCATGTGGATCACTCCTGGTCGATGGCGCGCTCGACGAGCGCGTCGCGGTAGCGTTCGCCGACGCACGGCGGCAGTTCGTCGTCGACGATGGATTGGCAGGCCGGGCACAGCGGCATCCACAGCGACGTGGGCTTGCCGCAGCCGGCGCAGACGATGTGCGGCGCGGTCACGGGTCGCATGAGCCGATCTCCGGTCCATCGAAGCCGTTGCGGTAGATGCCGTCGCCGTCTGGCGCGTACTCGAGCAGCATCGCGCTGCCGTCGTAGCGCCACGCGCTGAGCGTGCCGGTGCGCTCGATCGGTCCGGTGTAGGCGTGCTCGACGACGAGCACGTCGATGCGCGCGGCCTGTGCGGGTGCGTCGGCGGCGAATGCTGCGAACAGCGCGGCGGCGAGCAGAAGCGCGAACACGGCCAGCACGATCGTGGCGAGCGTTTTCATGCGGCACCTGGCGCGATAGCGAAAGAGGTCTCCGGCACCGCCGCGGCCGCGGCGTGGGGAGGCACCGCGGATCGCGACGATGCCGGAGATGCGGGGGCCACCGGCGCCGGCCTGTGTTCAGCGCGGGAGGGGGCGCGCTGCGGCGCCGGTGGCGAAACGCGGTAGCGCGGTGCGAGCAGCACGCGCGCGGTCGCTCCGTCGAGCGAAATCAGGATCACGCCGGCTTTGCCGAGGCCGGCGATCACGCGCCGCACCGTTGCGGGATCGCAGTCCGCGAGCGCATGCACGAGATCGGCGAGGCCGACCGGCTGCGCGAACCGGCGCAGGATCGACACGATGCGGTCCTTGGTGCCGGCGAGACCGGCCGCGATCGCAGGCACACGTGTCGCGAGCGCGCTGGCGCGCGCGGCGGCAATGGCCCGCTCGTGCGGCGTCGTGGGTACCGGCACGGAGTGCGGCCGGCCGCGTGGCGGCGCGACATAGTCCGGCACCAGGGCGTACAGCCGCTGGCGTCCGTCGTGCCGCCGTTCGATCGCTCCGATGCCGATGGCATAGCTCAGCGCGCGATGAAACTGTCGCGTCGAGAGTCCCGTGCGCCGGCGCATGTCATCCAGTTGCATCGGCCCATCGCGCAACGCATCGCGCATATCCTGAAAATGGCTCATGACTGCCCTCCAACGGGCAGTCGCAGCTGCCCTCGCAGATCCGGGAGCGCGACACGGCGCAGGGCGGCAACCTGCCGCAGCGTCGTCATCGCGCGTGAGTAGAGGAACTCGCACGTCGCATCGAGCTCGTCGTCCGAGCGCGCGAGGAAATAGCCGGTGTCCGGCATGCCGCCGATGGGGTGTCCCGCATCGCGCAGGGCGACGATGACCTGCCGCAACTTGCGCTCGCCGCCGGCGGTGCTGATGCCGGCGATCTTGCGCACCAGGTCGCGTGCGCTGATGCCGTTCGCGGCGCCGGCGTGATCGCCGAGCACGTCGAGCACCAGGCTCGGTGTCAGTTCGCGGTCGAACAGGTCATCGAGCATGGCGGTCTCCCGGTCGTGAAGTGCGGGCGGTGCGCGCGGCGCGCAGCAGTTCGGCTTCGGCGTTGACGTTCTCGTGGTGCCGCACCCATGCGACGCCGACCGTGTCGAGCGCGGCGGCGGCCTCGACGGCGTCGGGCCAGCGCGCGATCGCATCGAGCGCGCGGCGCGCGCGTTCGATTTCGGCGGCGAGGTGCGGCGCGCGGTTCACGGCTGCGCCGCCTCCGCCAGCAGGCGATCGGGCAGGCACGCGAGTGCGGTGTCGCGCCGCCAGCACGTGACCTGCTCGCTGGCGTCGTGGAATCGCTCGACGCCGGATGGCAGCGCACGCGTCGCGGGCATGGCCTCGACGTCGCGCACGGTGGTGCGCGGCGCCGTCGCTCGGCCGGCGACGAACATCACCGGCAGTGCGACGAGCAACACGATCACCGCGCGCCGCGCGCGCCGCAGTTCAAAGTGCAGGTTCATGGGACGACTCCTTCATGAGCGCGCGCGTGAGCGCCTTCGCCTGCGCGACGGTGAGTTTTGCCAGCACGGCGTCGATGCGCTGGTCGGGGATCGGTTGCGGAATGTCCGCGTCGCGGAAGAAGCGCCGGTGCGCGACGGTCACGCGATCGGTCGCGAGGCCGCAGTCCTGCATCAGCACGCGGATGTAAAGGCGCTGGCGCGGCGAGCACGGCCATTGCTCGGTGCCGAGTGCGCGGCGCTCACCGCGCGTGCGGAACAGCGAGGTCGCGGCGTTCATTCCGCACCGCCCAGTTCGCGCCATGCGCGTGCGACGTGTTCGCAGCAGACCTTCTTGCCTTCGGCGCGCGCGTGCATCGAGCCGAGCCGCAACGTCTTGGTGAGCGTGCGCAGCGCGCCGGGCTTGCGCGCGATGTCCACGAGCGTGCTGCGGCACTTGGCGTCGTCGATGCCCCACGCCTTGATGAGCGCGTCGATGTCGGCCTCGGTGCTCTGGCGCAGCGAGAGGCGTTTGCCGACGCGGCTGTAGAGGCGGCTAAGTGCGGCGGCGCGGTTGCCGCCGGTCATGCTGGCGTAGAGCGTTTCGTTGCCGACGAAGGCGATGCCGATGCCGGTGGCGTCATGGATGGATCGAATCTGGTCGAGCGCAGCTACAGAAAGATGCTGTGCCTCGTCGATCACGAGCAGTCCACCGGTGCCGCGCACGCGGCGCACGATGGCGCGGTGCAGTTTGGCCGCGCCGCCCTGTTCGGCAAGGCCGAGCGCGGCGCAGATTTCGTCGAGCGCGGTGACGACGCTGGCGCTGGCCGGCGTCATGGTGACGTGCCAGACGTTGAGCGCGGCCTGCGCGTACTGCGCCACGGCGCTGGTCTTGCCGAGGCCGGCACCGCCGTAGATGACAGCGATGTCGCCGGCGACGTGGGCATAGCTCAGCGCGCCGATGATGCGTTGCGCGGTGGCGGTGGCGATCCACGCCGGCGCGGTGGGCATCTGGCTGCCGGAGGCGCGGCGCGCGTCGTATCGCTCGAGCCAGCGGCGCATCTTCTCGGCGATGGAATCGTTGTCGCCGGCGTAGGTGCCCCTCAGCCACTGGTTCACGGCGCTGGAACTGACGCCGGTTTCGCGCGAGAGCAGCGCCTGCGTGATGTTGCGGTCGGCGTCCTGCACCGCGCGCAGGCGGTCGCGCAGATCGGCATCTGCGCTTTCGTCGGCCGGCTGCGGATGGAGGGTGGTGATGTTCGATGCTGCTTCGTTCATGGTTCAATCCCCGTTGGTTGGTGGTTTCCGATGGTGGGTACCGCTTGCCGCTGTGGCCTTCGCGCGGTTGCTGCCGCGCGGGGGCTTTTTCGTTTCAGAGCGCAGCCTCCTTCCGCTCGCGCGCGAGGCGGAACATCTCCAGATCGAGCGCGGAGGGTTCGTCGTCGGTGCCGGTGCGGGCGATGGTCTTCCGCTTCGGCGCGGTGCCGAACACCGGCGCGATGACGCCGGCATCGGGCAGATCGGGCGGTGCCATGTCGGGCAGTTGCGCGGCGACTTCGGCGGCGCGCATGCGGCGCTCGGCTTCGAGCTGCTGCCTGGCCGCCTTGCGGTGGTGCTTGGTGGCGAGTGCGTGTTCGCGGGCGGCGTTGGTGTCGGCAAAGCCGACGCTGGCGCGGCAGTCGGCGAAGGAGATGTAGCTGTTGTCGAGCGCGTACACATGCACGCCGGCATGCAGCGCCATCGGATCGAAGCGCAGCACCACCTTGCGGCCGGCGTGGCGCACGAGGGCCTCGGTCCAGTAGCGGTTGCCGGCGAGGCGCACGCTGCCGTCCTGCGCGTGGGCGGTGACAGCATCGGCGGCGAGCAGCAGCGTGCGCAGTTGGTCTGGGCTGGCTTTGCGGATGGTGGCGCGCGCGTAGCTTTCGGCGAACACGGCGTCGAAGCTGCGGCCGTTGCAGACGGCCGCGCGGCGTCCTTCGCGAGCGTTGTGCGCGGCGATTTCGCTGGCAACGACGGCGGCGAATGTTTCCCACGGCACCGCGCGCGAGCCGTAGTTTTCCGGCTTGTTGGTCGGGTTGTTGCCGAGGTAGGCACCGGCGAACGCAGGGTGCTTGGCGATGCGGTCGCAGAAGTCGCGCCACGCGCGCTCGATCGGCTTTGCCTGCCCGTGGTACGGCGTGACCCAGTGGATGTTGCCCTTGCCGACGAGCGCGGTGAGGATGCCGACCGGGTCTTCCGAGCGCACCCTGAAGCGGTAGCGCGTGGGCGTGCCGCCGGTGAGGTACTTCGATGCGAAGCTGCGGCCGTTGTCGAGCCAGATCGCGCCGGGGATGCCGTACTGCGTGACGAGGTCGCAGAAGGCAAGCCGCACGAGGTCGCTGGATTCGCTTTCGCCCATGCGCCACGCGAGCAGCTTGCCGCTGCCGAGGTCTTGCCAGCCGACGATGACCGGGCGGCCGACGTGGCCGTCGGGGAAGCGCACGGCGACGTCCCACTTGTGGCCGTCGGCGTTGACGCCTTCGAGCGCGGCGAAGCCGGAGCGGTCGCGCTCCTGCGCGGGGTACATGCGCATCAGCGCTTCGTCGCCTTTGCGGCCGAGCGTGAGCGCCTGCGGCGACAGCTCGCGGCGCAGGCGGCGCATGAAGGTTTCGATCGACGGCAGCGGCGGCCAATCTTTGGTGGTGGCGATGCGTTGCAGGCGGTCGTAGCAGCTGGTCGCACTCGGTTGTTCGAGGCGGATGTAATCGGCCTTGAACAGATCCCACGCATCGGCGGGAATCTCGGCGGTGGTGGTGCGGCCGGCGTAGTGCGGCACGAGCAGCGCGAGCCAGTCCGAGCGGTGCGCGCCTTCGACGGCATCCTGCCAGCGGCAGAGCGAGGCGACGCTGGCACCGGGCACGTTCTCGCGCTTGAGCTGCGCGGCGACGTGGCGGCGCGCCTGCATCAGGCCGAGGCCTTGGCGGCGCAGCATCATCACGGTATCGAGCGCATCCATGCGGCGGCGCGCGGCGTCTTTCATGGGCTGCTTGACGGCCTCGTAACGCTGCCATGCGGCGGCGACGCGCTGCTCGGTGAACACCTGCGGCAGCCGCGCGCAGGTGGCGTTGGTGACCGGCGGTGCATAGCGCCGCAGCAGCGCGGTTTGCGTGGCGGGCGGGAGGCTGGCGAAGGCGTATTCGCGCCCGCCGCCGCGACCGGTGCGTTGGCGGGATTGCCAGCCGTCGCGCTTGGCTTGGCGGATGACCGCCGAATGCGTCGCGGGCATGCCGGCTTGCCCCGCCAGCTCGGCGGCGCTGAACCAGCGCTCGGCCACCTCGACCGGCGATGCCGCTGCGGAGGGCGCGCCGTCAGCCATGCCGGCTACCTCCACGGGACGGGCTGCTACCCTCGGCGGCGGTGCGGGCAGCACCATCCACCACCGAGGGAGCAAACACGTGGAAGGCGATCCGTACAAGGCCGTTCTGTTCGAGCTGGTGCAGTACCTCGCGCACTGCGATGAACGGGCGGCCGTCTCGGCATTCGAATGGCTGGACACGCTTCACGCGATCGCCACGCGAGACAAGGACGTGGTGTTTGCCGATGCCGTGGGAGAAACGATCAAGCATCTGACCCTCCAGCAGGCGCGTCGCCAGTTGGATCGGTTGTCCGGCCTTGACGATGAGTGAGCCGATCCTCGAACCCCGCAAGCAGGCGTTGCCGCGCCCGGTCGGGGCCGATGTACACCGTCACGCCTTCCAGCGGCGACGCTGCGAGCGCCGCGTCGAGCGTGCGCAGCGCGTTGCGCGCACGCAGCTTGTCCAGGACAGTGAGGGCAACCTCGAGATCGGTGCGCGAGTCCATCACCGCACCCTCCGCCGCATTTCGCGCAGCGCGCGGAGGCGGTCGTTGGCCACGGCGGCGGCGCGTTCCGCGCGGCCGACTTCGGCATCCAGCACGTCCTCGCCGATCAGCAGGCGGCCGCCGCGTACGCCGGCCAGCCAGCCGCTGAGGCGCGTGCTGTCGCAGGCGGTTTCCAGCACCGGTGCCAGCCACAGCGGCACGTTGAACTCTTCGCGACTGTCGGCGGTGTAGCCGTCCAGCATCATCTTGGAGACGTCGCGCCCGGCCAGCTTCGACGCGCGCAGCGCGATGTCCCACCGATCCATGCCGGCGGCCGATGCCTCGGCCAGCATCTCGCGCACCTCGCGGGTGACGATCGGGCGGTAGTCCATCGATCCCTCGATCGGTGCAGCCGGGCGCGGGATCGCGAACAGGTCGCCGGTACCGGTAGCGGCGGCGCGGCGGCGGCTCATGCCGGCACCCGTGCGTAGCAGCGCGACATGTCGTAGTCGCTGACGACGACGTATCCCTCGTCGGACGGCCCGTTCTGGCCGCGATAGGCCTCGCCTTGAAGCACGGACTGGCGGCGCTGTGAATCGCGGTGAACGAAGGACAACACGGGCCTGCCAAAGGATGGCTCGGGACCATCGACTCGGCGAACGCGCATTCCGGCGCGCAAAGTGGAGGGCCGTACGCCGCGTCGAGGCTCGGTGTTCGCGACGTAGAGGGGGCGGTTGTTCATCCGAACGCCCTCCGCTGCGGATTGCGCTCGGCGGGTGCAGTGCTAGGCTGCGCAGATGCGTAGGTTGTAGTACCTGCGAGACTCGCGTCGGCGAGCGGGAGCTTCAATCCCATCGCTACGGCGATGTCATGGCCACGTCCGAAACGGGCTTTCACTTGGCCGTT